CATTACCATTCAAATCTTGTAGAACAAGACTCTCAGATTCTTCTTTCATTTCACCACTATCCACATAATCTGCTGCAGCATCTAGATAATCTGCTGCTTTAGTAATCTTTGATTGTACCCACGCCTCAATATTTCCCTCACCTTTACCCATTTTCTTTTTTAATCTTTTTGCTGCAGAAATAATTGTGGAAATTTCTGACCTTGCCATAGAATATTCGTGGTCATATGATTCTGGAAAATTTCCAGGATGTGGAGAATTTGCATCATAATGATTTCCAGATGATAACGATGGTGGTACCGAAAATAAATCCCAGTATTTTTGACCATATCTACATTCATCTCTAGTTTCATCTTTCTGGCATTTAGGGCAATATCTAATTCCACCCATACCTTCTTTAATTGGTACGCAATTTGGAACTTCTTTTCCACCTTTAATCTTTGTTGGAGGATTGCCTACTTTTTTACCAGACCAACATTTACTTGCTCCTACATTTTTACGAGCCCGCTTCAATCCTTCTTCAATATCTAAAGTTTTTGGATAACCCTTTTCTCCTGGTTTTTTAGGTGGAAGACCTTTTTCTCTACGTGCGTGAATGTTATCCCAAAGACCTTTTTTGGATTCAGTAACGTCTTTATATTTTTTATGGGATTTTCTGGCAGATGCTTCCATTTTTTTAAGTCTTGTGTAGTAATCTGGTATCTCGTCTAAGTGCTGTAGGGCAATATCAGTAGCAAGATCTTTATCTTTCGTGTGCTCGTGCTCAATAGGAATTCCCATTTCAAGTTGCTTCTTAACAAAGGAAACATCAAGACGATGCTTCTTCGCAATTTGCTCAACTGTTTTATGGGATTTTATATTTTGCACTACTATTAAGTATTACTCTTTATTATTTAGAAAACCTTGCTTTAAAAGTTTTGAAAGATCAGATGTTGATCCTACAAATACGGCATTATTTGTCACATTGTTGGTAGTTTTTACAGATTCTTCTTCAACATCTTTCAATTTCTTCTGAAGATCTATAAGTTTATCAGTTACATCTCCGACACTCTTAATTAATTGACCAGCAACTTCATAAGCTCTTGGAGAATCACTTTCCCCCGCTAATTCCATTATCCCATTAATTGCTTCCTGACCTTTTTCAATTAATGAATAAAGATTTGCTCTGGTATATTCATAATCTTTTTTTATATCATCTTTAGGTACATTGATTATATCTAAAGATTGATTGGATTTTGATTGAATGATACTACTTTCTACATCAAGTGAATTGATTATTTCTTCACCCATAGGATTATTACGTTTTATTATATATCAGTTTGTTGTGTGGGACTATATTTTCTTGAATCGTCGAAAAATTCCCAATTCTCATTAAAACCAAAATCATCTCCAGGATCAGCATCGATTGGATCCGGAACAACAGTATATCTAACCTCTCTCTTGGCATTTCTAACATCAGTGCTACTATACATATCAACTTGAACCTTACGAATCAATCCATCGGTAGATTCTGCAATTGGTCCGAATAGATATGTTTTTGCTGTAAATTGTAATGTGTATATTAATGCCCTTCTAGTAGAAAAATCACCTTCATAATCATCCTGAAATGAAATATTATTTAAAGTAACTGGTATATCTCTTTTTTCTCCAATAGAATCTATTAAATCAACTGAAACGGTAAATCCTGGTTGAAAATTTGGTAAAATTTGCTCCACAATCTGGAGAGCATCGTCATTTAATTTGCATAAAATGCTCAGTTCAAATCCGATATTATATGGAACTGGTAAATATACTTTTTTAAGATTTTCCCCATCGATAGCCTTAAATGATTGGGTAATATTTGCTTTTCTGGATGAGTCATATTGAATTGAAGTCATCTCAAATGACATTCTAGGCAAAGTTATCGCAATTGGTTTGTTTAAATCTGCCTGCTGACTAAGACGTGCTAAAAACTTTTGTGTTGGACCATAAGCCAAAGGAACCCTCATTTCGGAAAATACATCATCATTCTCATCCTTATGTTGAATGTAAATTTGATTAAATAAGTTACCAAATGCAATGATGGTTTTTCTTATAATTTGATGATAGTAATAAGTTCCTAACATTAGTAATTACCGAATGGATTTGATTCTGAAAAATCTACTATTTTAATTGCCTCACTTTCAAATTCGTCATTTTGATCATAGTTATCTAATAAATTGCTAGTTGAAAAAGATTTCAGAGAGTAAATTGCTGAAGACGCAGTTCCTACTATAATTTCTCCAGGAATAAAAGATCCAGTTGTTATTCCTACTTTTAATATATATGTATTTTTATTCCAAGTTTTAACACGGGCTTTAGTTTTTGAGGTTTGACCAACAACAATTTCATTAAACGTATAAGTTCCAACACCAACAGTAAGTGGTGGATTTTCAACGGTTATTGATGGTGCAATAGCATATCCAATTCCAGCATCAGAAATATAAACGTTTGATACATTACCATTTGCCGAAATAATAACTTTTCCTGTTGCAGTAACTCCACCACCAACTGATGGGGAAGAAAAAGATATAGATGGTGGTTTAGAGTAACCAAATCCAGAAGATCCAATTGATACACTTTGAACTCCATAGTAATCTTTCACTATTTCACAAGTAGCAGCTGCTCCAACACCATTTCCACCAGTAATTGTTATCGTAGGTGCAACTGTATAACCGGCACCAGCATTTGTAATTAAAATCTCACTGACAGAACAAGAATCTGATATACATCTTTTTACTGCTATTGCTGTTGCGTCAGTTCCTCCCACTGGAGCAGTAGATATTGCTACGATTGGAGTTCCTGTATATCCATATCCGTCATTATTTAAATAAATTTTTCTAACGTATCCAGTACTTAATGATGGTAATAGATTCGCAACTTGACCACCAGAAAATAGTCGTAAAGATTTTATGTAACCTTGATTTTCCAAAACTTCATCTATTTCTGATGTAGACTGAGTATTTTCATCCCATCCACTAATCTCATCCTCATATTCAAATAGTTCACACTTTAACTCATAAACGTAGGTTTTTCCCAGTTGATAAAATGGTTGCTCGTGCTCTACAAACTTAACTTCAAATATTCTTCTACCCAATGGAAAATAAACTATGTCTCCTTCTCTGGGTCTACTTGTAACTTCATATTCTCCACTAGTATCACTTGCCATAAATGGAGAAATGAAGTCATCGAAACGCTCTTTTGATATTATTAATGTAACTTCATCTCTCAAATTCATTCCAAATTTAGTTAAAATATCACCCGCACCAGAATATCCATCATAACTAGCAACATAAGCTTCTATTGCATAATTATCACCAAATTTTGATGTAGTTACTTCTCTTATTATTGTTTCTTTTCTGACAAATTTTCTTGGAACATACAGAACTTCAACACCATACATTCTTAGTTGTTCATTAATTAAATCCTGAACTAGTCTTTGTTCTGATGGAGATCCGTTTAAAAAGAATGGATTTAGTGCCATAATTACCCTATAAAATCATATGGGGGAAGTTCATACTCTAGGGACATTCTTTGCTTCAGATCATCCAATTCTCTTTGGGCATCTTCATAAAATTCTCTACCATTCATCTCTATCCCTCCAGGTAATTTAACACCCTTGAATTTAATGAGATTTTGTCCCCACTGTCTCTTAATAGTTGCAGTTAAATATTGCTTTAAAAAACTATCGTTATAAACTTTAGTAAAATCATTTGGATCTAAAATTCTATAACAATCTAAAATTAAAAAATTACCTTCTTTTTGTGATCCCCAATCAATATCAAGGTATAGTCTATTTTGCCTCTTATTAAATCTTAATTGCTTATCGGTAGTCAATAAAAAGTCAATATCTTCTAAGTAACTTTTTACCATTGCATATTGTAAAAGTTCTACGGAGTTGAAATAATAAAGATCATTCAAGAATAACTGATATTTAATACTAAACATCCCTCCAGAAATTGAACTGGTATCAAATTTAAAAACTTTCTCAATACCAATTACTGAATCTGGAACTTGAATGTAATTTGAACTTTCGTACCAGTTAAAACTTAAATTGGTTGTTGAAGATGCGGTGGTTGTAACTATTCCAGGACCATTTGGAGTAGATGCTTTTCCTCTGTTAATATCATCCTGAGTAATTCTGTACTTTAAGTACATTCTTTCAACGCCATCAAAATGCCTTTCATGGAAGTACTGGAGGGCATCGTCGACTAAATCATCTATTTGATCGTCATCAACGTTAATCTCCAATACAGGGGCACCCAGGCGCCTTAGACAATAATCTATGAGTTGTTGTCTGGATGCTGGTTTTGCCATGTCCTACTCCTAAAGTTATGGTGCAATTTATCTTGTAGATCCTTCTCTGACTAAAACCATTCCCTCAACAACTCTCTTCGTAACACCTTCATTATCAACTACTACAACATCATAGATATATCTACCTGGTTTTAAACTAGAAGTCTGTGAAGTAGTCAAACCCACTTTAATTTGCCCAGTTGATGCATTATAAATCTGGGCATTAAAAGACACATAGTTAGAACTAGCAGAATGCTTTCTTAACTGAGATGATATTGTATATCCAGATAAATTTAGTGCCGACTCTGTACTAGAATCTTCCAGATTAAAAATCTCAGAAAAGTCCGCATTTTGATTAATAACAAGATTGGCTACATACGTTGCTGCCATTTATAAAAATATAAGTTAATCAAAAATTATTTATACTTAAATGGGTCCAAGACTTCTTATAGTTTCTTGTTGCTTTAAATATAATCTATAGTATAGTTTTGCAAAAAGTTTCAATTCATCAGTATTTAATTTATCAATAACTCTAGAATGCTTTTCGTATTCAAAAAGAGTATCTATCGAATGTAATTCAATATCACTAGGATCCATTTTTTCCATTAATAATCTCCCTTAATAGTGTTTTAATTTCATTAATATCTTCTTTTATTTGGTCAATTTCCTCTTTTTGACGTTTCTTTTCACTTCTCATTTTAATATACTGGGCGTGGCCCAGTGTATCAGTATTAACAATAGCACCACTTTGTTCATCTCTGAAGAGATTTTTATGTCCGTCTACTTGTATCATATTATGCCAGGGCAATTACTCTTAAATCTTTGAATCTAATTATGGAAGATTCATTTGTGGAAGACATTACAATTTTTATAGAGAAACCAATAAATGGATCTAAATTATCCGCAGTAAATTGGTATTCTAAAAATTCTCCATCAGAACTCTCTTTAACTTTAGCATCAGGTAAACCGTTATTTAAGTATTGATCAATAACCACATCACCAAAACCATCACCATTTTCATCTTTTAAGTTAGTATATCCTGGGAATAGTAGATAAGAGGGGTCGACTTCACTTAAATCTGGTTTAAAAGTCTTATAAAGAACTCTGAAATCAGATCCAAAAGGTCTACAAGCAGAGATTAAAACTTTCAAACTAGATGCAGTTTGTTTTAAATTAACTCTATTTGATATGTAAATGGAACTGTGAGGATCTCCATAAGAAAGATTAACTCTACTATCAGTAACATAATCAGAAATAGGATTATTCAATCTACTTCTACCTAAAGCCATATATGAAGTATGTAAATCAATAACTGGAGACATATAATAATCATTTACCGATCTTTCCATTATGATATTAATTGCCACTGATTTATTTTTTGGTAAACTGGACAACTGAGTCGATTCATTTATTTGTGAACATAACAATCTTGGAGTTGATAGATAATTTATAGCATTTAACTGGATATTTTCAAATCCTTGATCTATAAATGACACTTCATTTCCACCGCAGCTAGTTCCACTTACAGATCTTAAAAGTGCATATGCAGAAGTTCCTTTTCCAGGAGTAATAATATTAAATTGTGGAGTAATGCTGCTATATTGGTGATTTTGGGATATTTTTGCCTGAGAACCTCCTAGAGTTTTTTCAGTGCTAAAACTTATTTGTGTATCACCAGAAGACCTATCATCTCTATCAAATTCCAAATAGTAAAAATCTAAATCAATAGCATTTTTTAGTGAAGGACTTAGTGAAGATAGCGGTAGATCTAAGGTCTTATTAATTTTTCTAAGTGAAACATTTCCAATTTCATATTTTCTAACAAAATCTCCAGAAGAATGAGTTCTTACTGCAGTTCCATCAACACCTCTTGTTGTAATTGTAAGTGTACTAGCTCCAGTGTCTACACTACTATAGTACATTATTTCACCATTGATTTTAATGTATCCAGAAGATGAAGAAACTCCTTCAAAAGTTGTGAAGGATGTTGCATCAGACAAGAATAAAGTACTATCAGTATTAGTGAAATTTGAGGTTATATAAACAACAGGAGAATCTGGCTCTACGTCTTTAATACTAACCTTATTTCCATCACCGTGCATACCATGATTTATTTGATGAATCTTAAGAACATTTCCAGAATAAAGTGGATTAGTGTTAGATGAATTTCCTCTAATAGTTACAGATCCAGTTAAAACATATGCAGTGTCACCATCATTTCTATATAAAAGTTTGGAATTATCTGTAAATTCTTCACCCTGAACGTTAGTTAAGTATAAAGTATCAATTTGCCCATTATTGGAAGAAACTGATATTGCAGCATTTCTTCCTTTTCCGACATCTGCAGTTGTTATTCCTAAAATGTCACCAACAGAGTATCCATTTCCGTTAGATGTTATTGTTATACTAGATAACACACCACCACTAATTGTAACACTTGCAACTGCACCACTTCCTGATCCAGTTATTGAATATAAGTTTGCTGTATATGTCCCATTTGCATAACCTATTCCAGTATTTGCTATGCTTGCTCCATTTAAAGGACCACCAACTTTTTCAATATATCCATATGGACCTGGACTACTAATATTTGGACCTTCACTAACTTTTCTTCCAACACTTAAAATAGAATTAAATGCAGAAGTTGATGTAATTCCTACCTTTAGTTTTCTTGGGAGAATAGTAATTGGATTTTCACTTAAATTTGAATCACTATAAGGTAAAGAAGGATTATAAAAAACAGCTTGTCCTCTATCAACTGTAAATTTAGCTCTATAAATCTTAAATTTAATATCTTGATATTGATTTGGTGACCAGATTGTTCCGTTCTGAGATTTAAACAAACTTCCACCTAGATATTGTCTTCCAATAACAACACTTTCAACATCAGGAAGATTTTTAGACTCTATAGTTTTACTTCCCATAGTTCCAGTCCAAACTTGATATTTGTCTGTTGTTGGTGCAAGTAAAACTATCGCATATTCAGTATCTCCCTGAAGATATATTGGAGATGGGAATTTAACTTTAGTCGGTAAAGATGAATCGTCCGAAACAATAATATCATCAGACTCTAATACAACTCTAGAATAATCTTGAACAAGAAGATCGGTTGGAGTTCCCAATTCTACTGTTCTTAATTCAATGGTTATATTTTCAGTAGGATCCTTAGTTGCAAAATACAAATCTACAGAAGTTAAGAAAAATCCATTTCCTGGATCAGTAGTAAATGTTTGTGCCAATGGATCATTTTTACTACATTTTTTATCATTCTTCGATGATTTTCCATCATTGTTTGAATTTTTATTATTATCTCCTTTATTCTTATCGTTATTATTGTTATTTTTGTTATTATTATTGTTATTATTATTGTTATTATTATTGTTATTGTTGCTATTTCTATTATTTGTATTTGTATTGAAGGAAACGTTGTTTGATGTATTTAAAGCAGTTAAAGGTATTTTGTCATTTATAGATATTCCTAATCCACCCAAAGATTTTGGACTACGTATTGTTACGGCACTCTGCAAATCAAGGTCCTTTTTGTCGGCAACAAAATCTCTAATTTTATTTCCTTGCTTTTGACTAATGTTTCCATTTGATCCTATATCAAGATCTTTTATTCCAGCTTTTTTGGCTAAATCTGTAATGTCTTTATTTTTTTTATTATCTCCATAGTATAAACCTACCAACAAATCTTGACTAAATTCATTATATACTGTACCCTTACTGTTAACGTATATTGTATTTTGTTGAGTTGCTGGTGTTGTTGATGTGGTCGTTGTAGGTACTTCACGCTCAACTACAGTTGTCCTTGGAACATAAACGTATGTTGATTCAACGACTGGTGCAGAATACACTGGAGGTGCTGGTGGTTGATATCTAACTTGAACTACGCTAGTGAGTTGAGTTTGAATAATTCCAGTGCTCAAAAATGTCCCAAAACCATTACTGGATAGTGTAATATCTCCAGGAAGTGTGGAAGAACCTGGTGGAATGGATGATAATCTAAATTGTTTCTGACCCGACTTATATTTAAATTGGGGTTGTGGGATAGAATTTGGATTTCTGATGAAAAATGATCCTAAGATGTCTCCAGTTTTATCAGAAATTAATCTAATATTAGAAACCTTAGCTGTTGCTCCACTTGTTTTTCCAGTAAGAGTAACTTGATTAGTTACATATCCACCATATGTCGTAGAAGACTCTTCTGTTAGAGACTCCAAATCAATGTTTAATATTGTTGATGATGAAGAGTATGAAGATGGTACTAAAGCAGTTCTATCGTAGGGACTATTGGTATATATTTTAGTTGGTTGATCATATGGACCAAATTTATGATTAGAAACCGCTGTTCTAAAACTAACTACTCTATTAGATCCTATAAATCCCTCAACAAGTTCTCCACTTGAAAATGAACCAGATATCATGGTTATTTCAAGTAACTTTGGTATAATGTCAATAGTG